CAAAAGCTCGACATCAGCAACGCCAGTGCCGCCAACATCGTGGCATCCATGAAGGTCAAGGCCAAGCTGCAAGGCACCCTGAAGGCTGCTGGTATCGCTGGCTACCTGATGGAAGGCGGCAAAGTCGCTGATCTGCCCGCCTATTTCAGCAACCAAGTGGCAGAGAAGACCGGCACACCCAACACCGGCAAGCTGATCGCTGGTGACTGGTCGCAGGCCATGCTGGGTATCTGGAGCGAGATTGACATTCTGGTCAACCCCTACGCCGAGACCGCCTACAACAAGGGCAACGTGCTGGTGAGGGCTATGGCCACGGTTGACATTGCGGTACGCCACCCCGAGGCTTTCGTGGTCGCAGATGACGTGACTATCTAAGGAGTTGCGAATGTTGGAAATCCGCAGTTCCGGCACGCTGACAGGCAAGGGTAAGACCTTGTCTGGCTATGCAGCCATATTCAATTCTGAAGCAGTCCTGGGAGACTTCATCGAAGTTATCCGGCAAGGTGCTTTCGCCAAATCGCTGGCGACGGGTTCCAACATTCGCGCCCTGTATCACCACCAAGGGGATGCCCTGCTAGGTACGACCCGAAGCGGCACGCTGCAACTGTTGGAAGACGGCAAAGGGTTAATGTTCACCCTGACGCTACCCGAGACCACCCACGGCAAAGACCTTGCTATCTTGGTAGATCGCGGTGATGTAGCGGGTTGTTCGTTCGGGTTTCGTGTTGCACCTGGTGGTGATCGCTGGGAGCAGCGCGGCAAGCAGATGGTGCGTGAGCTTCTTAACGTGGATCTGTTGGAAATCACGATAACAAGCGACCCTGCCTACGAAGACACCACCGTGGCCGTGCGCAGTTACCAAGAAGCTACCTGGTTCGACAGCATGATGGAAATCAACAAGTCCTGGATGGGCACCCTAATATGAGCCTGATAACCCGCATTGCCAGCGCCCTGGGCTATGAGCAACGAGCCAATGGTGACAACTATTGGGAAAACTTCGCCACCCTGCAATCCGGGCCGGTCAACGCCGCCACCGCTCAAGGCGTGTCTGCTGTGTATGCGTGTGTCGGTGCAATCAGCGAGACCGTGGCCAGCTTGCCATTGATCTTGTTCAAACGCAATGGTGAAGACCGCCAGCGTGCCACCGACCACCCGCTTTATAAGGTGCTGCACGACCAAGCCAACGAGCAACAAACAGCACTTGAATTTAGAGAGTACATGATGGCCGCGGTTCTGTTACGCGGTAACGCTTATGCGAAGATCATTCGCGGCAACGATGGCCAGGTGCGTGAGCTGCTGCCCTTGTCGCCTGATCGTGTCACCGTCCTGAGAGTCGGGACCGGCCTGGGCTATGAGTACATCACACTGGACGGCAAAGTCTCGCGCCTGTTGGCAAATGAAGTGCTGCACCTACGGCACCGCCTGGGTGATGACGGCGTGCTAGGCGTGTCGCCTATTGCAGCGGCCAAAGGCGTGATTCAACTCGCAATCAGTGAGCGTGACCACGGCATTAATACATTCGACAACTCGACACGCTTGGGAGGCATTCTCAAGATACCGGGCAAGCTGAATCAAGAGCAAAAGACAAACCTTGCGGCATCTTGGAATACCCAACACGGTGGCGGCACCAATGCAGGCAAGACGGCCATCTTAGAGTCTGGCGTGGAGTTCCAACCCATCAGCATGACCTTAGAGGATGCGGAGTGGATCTCCGCCCGACAGTTCTCTGTGACCGAAGTTGCGCGACTGTTTCGCTGTCCCCCGACAGTGATCGGTGATCTGACCCACGGCAACTATTCCAATAGCGTGGAAATGGCCCGCCAGTTTGTGACCATGACGTTACGCCGCCATTTAGTCGCATGGGAGCAAGCAATCAGCAAACAACTGCTGACGCCCGCCGGCCGGGTGATGTACTTCGCAGAGCATCAGGTGGAAGGTCTATTGCGTGGTGATGCCGTCAACCGTGCCGACTTCTACACCAAGGGCATAGCGGCTGGCTGGATGCTGCCAAGTGAGGCACGCAAGTTAGAGAATTTGAGCAAGATTGAAGGGATTGACGATGTCAAAACCCTGGCTTAAGTTGGGCGAAATCAAAACAGCACGCTGGACGAAAGCGGGTAACGGGCGGCTGCTGCCCTTGAATCATGCCGCCTGGCGCAAGCTGCGTGCAACGGTGCTGCAAGAGGAGCCGCTCTGTCGTATGTGTGCCGCCCAAGGGTTGACTGTGGTGGCCACTGACGTGGATCACATACACAACGACCCAAGCGACAACCGGCGCGAGTCGCTGCAATCACTTTGCCATGAGTGCCATTCTCGCAAGACTGCACGCGACATGGGCGGCAACGTGCGCATGGGCTGCGCTACTGATGGCAAGCCACTAGACCCTTACCACCATTGGAATGAAGGTGTACAGGCTGATCTGGTGCGTGCTGCCAGTGCTGTGATCGAAAAATCGCCAGCAACCAACGGTCAGATACCGACCTGTTCCACTTTTGTTAACGCTAACCGTGAAAATGTGGCATGAAAGCAACACCTAGGCGAAACCGCTCTGACTCTGTGAGTGCTGCCATTCGCGCCGCTCAAGCTGTGGCACTTGGTCCACTGCCACCGCCTGATCACGTTTGTTTAAGGGTTGGTGATTTGCCATATTGGAATTGTATTGTCACCGCACGCGCCCGAGACACCTGGACGAATATTGATTTGACCACCGCCGCAAATCTGGCCAGGTCGCAAGCTGACATTGAGCGCCTACAAAAAGAGCTTGATTCTCAAGGCTATATCACGACCGAGGGCAAGATTAACCCGCTCGCCATACTGATCGAAACCTTGACCAAGCGTGTGGTGAGTCTGGCACGCGCGCTGCATGTACACGCTGTGGCCACTGCGGGCGCGAGTGAAGACGCAAGCAAGGCACTTGCCAACGAGCGCAAAGCGGCTATGCCTGGTTCTGATCTGATCCCAACATTGCGGTCTGTTTAATGGCAACCAAACCTGAGACCCGCGCCGATAAGGTCATACGGTTTATTGAGGAAGTTTGTTGCTGTCCTGAAGGTGCGCACGTTGGCAAGCCCATTGTGCTGGCTGAGTTTCAAAAGCGGTTTCTCAAAGACGTTTATTCAAATCCAGCCGGGACACGCCGCGCTTTACTTTCGATAGCGCGCAAAAACGGCAAAAGTGTTTTAACGGCTGGAATACTTTTAGCGCACCTGGTGGGGCCGGAAGCCAAACAAAATAGTCAACTGGTGGCTGGAGCCACGTGCCGTGATCAAGCATCAATCATTTTTCACGCCGCGGCAAAGATGGTGCAACTGAGTCCTGTTTTAAGTCAGATTGTGCGCACCATTCCGAGTGGAAAACGCCTGATCGGCCTTCCCTTAAATACTGAGTTCCGCGCCCTTGCTGCTGACGGTAAGACCGCTCAAGGGCTGAGTCCTGTTCTGGTGCTGATCGATGAAATAGGCCAAGTACGTGGGCCGCAATCCGACTTCGTAGACTCGCTCACCACGTCTCAAGGTGCGCACGCCGAGCCGCTGCTGATCGCCATCAGTACCCAAGCTGCCAATGATGCTGACCTGTTCAGCCAGTGGATCGACGATGCAAAAACCAGTCAAGACCCGCGCATCGTCTCGCACGTCTATGCCGCGCCTGAAGGCTGTGATCTGCTGGACGAAAGCGCCTGGGCCGCTGCCAACCCTGCCCTGGGCCTGTTCCGCAGCCTGGACGACTTGAGGGAGCAATTGACCCAAGCGCAGCGTATGCCGAGCATGGAAAACAGCGCCCGCAATCTCTTGCTGAATGCTCGAATCTCGACGGTCTCGCCCTACATATCGCCAAACGTCTGGCAAGCCTGTGCTGGTGCTGTGCTTCCCTTTGGTGACGCGCCGGTTTACTGTGGGCTGGATCTGTCTGCAAAGACCGACTTGACCGCAATGGTGATCATTGGCAAAGTTGCTGGGCAGTGGCAAGTGGTGCCGCACTTCTGGACGCCTGAGACCGGCTTGGCTGACCGTGCCAAACGTGACCGCGCACCTTATGACGTGTGGCACCGGCAAGGCTACTTGCACTCGACACCTGGTGCAACCATAGATTATGAATTTGTTGCCAGCGATATGGCTGCAATCCTGTCCGGGCTGAATGTGCAATGCGTGGCTTTTGACAGATGGCGCATTGATCTGCTGAAAAAGGAGCTGGACAAAATCGGCTGTGACGTGCCATTGATCCCCTGGGGACAAGGCTTCAAAGACATGAGTGTGGCACTTGACGCGCTGGAAGCCGAGCTACTAAACGCCCGATTGAATCATGGTGGCCACCCAGTGCTTCAGATGTGCGCCGCCAACGCCATAGTGGTCAAAGACCCTGCCGGTGGTCGCAAGCTCGACAAGGGCCGCGCTACGGGGCGCATAGATGGCCTGCAAGCGATGGCCCAAGCCTTTGGTGCTATGGCGCAATCAGTCGAATCCGAGCCTGTTTATAGCGATGGGCAATTTACATTTATTTGAGGGGCCGAAAGGCTTTGATTCCCCGATGTTGCTGGGGCCACGACAGTGGGTAAGCGGCAGGTGGCTTTGTCGGCCAGTACCACGTTCATGAAAAACCCCGACTGCCAGCGGCAAAGTTTATCGGCGGCACTTTGGAGCTTGAGGGATTCAGGCAAAGACGGTGCCGTAACGAAACCTACTTTGCGCGGCTGGCACCCATTTTAAAGGGTTGAATATGTTGTCATTATCCGAAACGAAATTACATTTACGAGTTGACGCCAGCGAGGACGATGTGCTGATCGGCGCCTTGATCGACGCTGCCACGGCCGCCACGGCTGACTACTTGGACAACGCCAGTATCGTGATGGACGGCACGGCACCTGCACCCGTGAAGGCGGCAACCCTTTTGTTGGTTGCTGATCTGCACGCAAACCGGGAAGCGCAGACCGAGCGGCCGCTGCACGCCAATCAAGCCTATGAGCGGCTGCTGTCACCTTATCGAGTGCTCACGGCATGATCGCCGGCAAATTGAACCAGCGCGTGACTGTAGAACGGCTTGAATCAGGCCAGGACGAGCTGGGCCAGCCGTACACCACCTGGGTGACGTTGGGCACGGTGTGGGCCGCTGTGGAGCCGCAAGCTGGACGTGAGTTTGTCGCTGCTGGTGCGCTGCAATCTGAATTGATTACCAAGATACGCATACGTTACCGGCCTGGCATTACATCGGCTGATCGCGTGATCCATGACGGCACCATTTACAACATTCAAAGCGTGATTAACTTCAAGTCAGCTAAACGTGAGCTGGTGCTGATGTGTCGGGGGTGATCCCGCGTGCGCGTGGGCAGAGCCTTAAAACCGCTGTACTTGATACATGTAGCGTTATGTTAAGTAGATTCGAGGCTGTTTTGCCTTTGGACTTCATCCTGAAAAGCGGCTGTTTTGACCCCTGCATGAGTTGTCCACAAGCTTGTTAACAGCGCGGTTTTTATTGTTTTACTTCGTTAAACTTCGTTCCGTACCGACTGTCGATACAGAACTAGCGCCGTACCGACTGTCGATACAGAACTAGCGCCGTACCGACTGTCGGTACAGTCGCCTATTTTTTAAGCGTTACTCTGAGCTGGTCGGCAATATCTTTGAGTGCGTTCCTGGCACTGGCAACGCTTTTCATTGCGTGAGGTGGCAACTGTTCCGGTACTTCATCAGCTCGCATTGATCCGCTAAACGTGCCTGTCTTATGGTCAAGCACCATGCCGGGACCTGGCAAT